TTCTTTTGCCATGCCGTTGTCAACGGCATCCTGATGACGGAGAAAGGCAACGAGCGTTACAGCGCACAGCAGAAGGCCATTGATGCGGCGCGTGACCTTGAGGTTTTGCTGGAGGCATGGGAGACGAACGAGGACTTTGATTATGACCCCGTGGTGAAGAACGCCCGTCGTGAATTAGCCGAAGCTTTGAGAAAGGTGAGCGTATGAGAGTTTATAAATTAGTCTGGGCTGACGACAGCCTTTCCAAAGCAGACAGGGTGGAGTGGTTTTCGTCTGCCGCCGAAATGAAAAAGCGCAAGACCGAGATCAAGCGCACGGGGGGCATCAACAGTTTTATTTTCGAGGAGCTGTCCGGCCCTGTTGAAATACCTACCATAAGAGCCGAGTTCATAGCTTGGCTCAATGAAAACCACAACTACTCGGTTGACGAGACATAACCAACGGGGGCTTTGGCCCCCAACGAAAGGAGAATCACATGAGCATGAGCTTGGATAACTTTTTTGACCAGCAGTTTGACGCCACCTTTTCAGGCCCCGAGATGTTGACGGATAAAAAAATTCTGGAGATCGCCCAACGGTTTGATCTGGGTGACGACAAGAACGAAATCCTCAGCTTTGCAGACGCTATTCAACAAGCTTTCATGGAGGAGAACTAATGAACATTGAGGCAATGAAGCAAGCATTGGAGGCTTTGCAACAAGCCATCGCAGAGGCAGAGGACGCAGTAGCGGCAGAGCGTGAGGCGTGTGCTCAAGCGTGTGAAGACTTAATTGGAACTAGAGCCATGGCTAGGCACTGCGCCGACGCAATCAGAGCAAGGGGTGAGACATGAACCAAGTCATGATTAACGCTGTTGAATTGCAGTTGTTGCAAGACGAACTTAAACACTTGAGAAAGGAGAATCTGAATTTAAAAGAAATGCTCGCCAATGAGCGAGATTTTGTAAAACTGCTTAAGGCCGAAGTAGCCTGGGCGGAACGAGGTTACACACGAAAAGGAGAAAGTTCATGAGTTTCGATATTGTTTACAACGTTAAAGACTTTGCCACCTACAAAGGCCTCAGCATTACGGAGGCTAGGAAGGAACTAGCCGCGATGGTTGCCGATGGTAGGGCAGAGAAGTTTAAGCAGGCGAGCGATTCGTTTTACGTTTACCGTATAAAGGGCGCAAACTTTAAGTTCCACGACCCCTTCCATTTAATAGACCGCCCGGATGCACCGAGGCTGGACGATAACAACGCGTGGATGTTTGGCGCGAACATATCGGGTACGTGTTACGACCCGAGAATATAGGAGGTGAATATGAATAACTGGTTCGTAGGTTTTGTAATGGGGTTTCTAGTCGTTCTGGCGTACCAGCGCGTTTACGACGAGCCGTTGATGGTCGAGGTCGATGAGATTCAAGCCGAAGACATAATCAACGCTTACAACCGAGGGCGTGCTGACGCACTGAGCACCCAGCCTGTGTCGTTTGAACTGGAGGAGACTTGCCTTTCAGTTTGGGCGAGCAAACAAATTGTGGAGGTGAAATAAAATGGAAATGGACAGACAAGACTCAAAAGCCGAAGACTTACCTAAGTATTTCGAGGTGCTAAAGCGAGCTTTTAAAGGCGACAGCGAAGACAAGGGTTTGCTTTTTGTTTTTGACGCAAAAGAAAGAACGGTCACGTTTGACACTTACAACATGGAAGACGTCGAGATTGCCAAAACTTTAGGGATGTTACTGGACAGCATATTAGAAAGAATGGTGCTTGAAGGTTCGCTAACCCAGCGAGAAGTTAAAACAAGCAGCTTCGTGTACAACGGCCCTCAAACGCCACAATAAACGGAGGCTAAGTGACTGTGAAACTAATACTGGAGTTTACCGAGGAAGAAAGGGAGCAGTTTGAAATGGCGTACAGGGGGGTGCAGTATTACTCAGCCCTCACCCAGATACGGGAGCATCTGCGCCAAAAGCTAAAGTACGGTGACCTGTCAGAAACAGAGGCAACAACGTACGAAAATCTTCAGGGCTTTTTCTTTGAGGTAACAGACGGCTTGGATTTGTGAGGCTTCAGGCGTTTCTTTTTGCGCTTAGCCTTGGCTTCTTGAGCTTCGTTCCAGTGCAGCATACGATGGCAGTTAGCGCACAGCGGTATGCATTTTTTGATCTCCTCCATTGCGGCAGTAAAGCGTCCATCAGCCACAAGTTTATTGACGCTTTGCTTGTCTTTGCCACGAATCACGTGGTGGAAATCAATAACCGCTGGGTGCTGCAACCCACACTGACTGCACTTCTGCGACGCCTTGAAATCAGACCAAACCTTTTTCTGACGGCGCTTGTTTATAGCCGAGCGCTGAAGGTAGGCTTCTTTGTTCCGTTCGTAATGCAGCTTCTTGTATTCGGCTTGCTTAATCTTTCTTATTACGGGGTCTTTATATGGCACTAGAGTTTCTTCCTCCAGTACAGGGTTGTTTCAGCGGCCCAGGGTTTTGTGGGTTCAAACATTTGGTACCCCATTCGGGCGAGGCTGTTAGCACTTGGCGGATTGCTTGTAGTATCAGAAATGATCCATGTATAGCCCCTGAGCCGGGCATGTGCTTCCCGTATGCGTATCATCCGCTTTTGCAATCCTTGACCACGCCAGTAGTAGAGCACCCCGCTACGAGCGAGGTAAGCCGTGTCACGCCATTGGGATGAAGGGGTGAGAAGACAGAACGCAACAGGCTGGGAGCCGTCGTACCCCATCCACCAAACCCCGTCTTCAGGGAAAATCCAGTCGTCGTATGGCAGGCATACTTTCTGTAGGCTTTCAAGCTGCTGCCGTAAAGAAGGCGTAAGCTTGTTGAGCTTTTTGAACCTAACCATTTTGAAAGGAGATTTATATGGTGATTAGAGGGCATACCCTTAACGACATTATTAGGGAAACACTTGACAACGATAAGACAGAGCAGTCTGCCCAGCCAATAGTTAACGCGAACGCTAGGCAAGAAGGGGGCACTCACTATAAGCAATTAACGATCCAACCTTGGGATTATATCGTTTCAAACAATCTTGGCTACCTTGAGGGTAATGTTGTCAAATATGTGACAAGATGGCAGACTAAGGGCAACGGCGTACAGGATTTGCTGAAGGCCCGTCATTATCTGGACAAACTATTGGAGGTAAAAAATGGAAACTAAACTGAACGACCCCGGATTCCCGGTGGTAAACATTAAGAAAAGCGCGGCGCGGTTGCAGGAGTTGTGCGCCCAGAACAATCTCAAGCCTTCTGATGTGGACGAGATTGAAACCTTGAGCCGTAACCTTGTGCGTGATTCAAGCGCCATTGTCGTATGGGCTGAGCAGTTCCGATGACTCCCGAGGCCAAGGTAAAAAAGAAAGTCGTGGCTCAGCTTAACGAACTGGGTACGTACAACTTCTTCCCCGTCATGGGCGGCTACGGTCGCTCAGGGATACCCGACATCATTGGCTGTTACAGAGGGTACTTCTTTGCGGTTGAGTGCAAGGCGGGGAAGAACACAACGACGGCTCTGCAAGAACGGGAGCTTCAGAAGATACGCGACGCCGGTGGCATCGCCATAGTAGTTAACGAGGAGAATATTGATGATGTTAAAGCCGCTTTACAAGCGCATACTGGTGATCGACTTTGAGACAAGGTGGGATAGGAAGGACTACACCCTCTCAAAACTGACAACCGAGCAGTACGTACGTGACCCACGCTTCAAGGCGTTTGGTCTTGGCCTGAAGCTATACAACACCGATGACAAGGTGGAGTGGGTGCCCCACGACAAGATCCCCAACGTACTGAACAGCTACAACTGGAATAACACCGCCGTGCTTGCGCACAACGCACAGTTTGATGCGGCGATTCTGTCTTGGGTCTACGGTGTCAAGCCCTGCTTTGTTTTTGATTCGCTGTCCATGGCGCGTGCCCTGCGGGGTGTTGAAGTGGGTAACAGTCTAGCGAAGCTGGCTGATGAGTTTGGCCTGCCTGAGAAAGGTAAAGCCGTTCACAGTACAGATGGGTTGTCCGAGATCACACCTGAGATTGAAGCCGAGCTTGCCGCGTACTGTGCGCATGATGTATTTCTGTGCGAGGAGATCTTCAAGAGGCTGGTCAAGGGCTACCCCTTGAACGAGCTAAAGCTGATCGACATGACGCTTAAGATGTTTCTCAACCCTGTGTTGGAACTTGATAAGGAGATGTTGAACAATGCGATCACGGAAGAAAAGGAACGCCGCACTGTTTTACTTACTAAACTTGGTGTCGAGGAAACAGCCCTTGCCAGTAATCAGCAGTTTGCTGATGTCCTACTTTCAATGGGCGTCGAGCCACCAACCAAGATCAGCAAAACTACGGGGCGCGAAACGCTTGCTCTCGCAAAGAATGACGCTCTTTTCCAAGCACTACTCAACTCCGACAATGAGGATGTGGCGCTCCTATGTGAAGCGCGGCTTGCCGTTAAGTCAACGCTGGAGCGAACAAGGGCCCAACGGTTCCTCGATATTGCTAGTCGAGGAAGACTCCCAGTACCACTTAACTATTATGGCGCGCACACCGGTCGGTGGTCAGCAAGCAAAGGTTCTGGTCTTAACTTACAAAACCTAAAGCGGGGTTCGTTTCTGCGTAAGGCCATCATGGCGCCCGAGGGCTACATGCTGGTGGTGTGTGACCTCTCGCAGATTGAGCCGCGTGTGCTGGCTTGGCTGGCTGGGTACGATGTAATGCTCGACATCTTCCGAGCCGGGGGTGATCCGTATGCTGCCTTCGGTGCGCAGATGTTTGGTATACCGGGCCTTAGTAAAGACAGCCACCCTGGACTCAGGCAGTCAGCGAAGTCGGCATTGCTTGGGTGTGGGTATGGCCTGGGCTGGTCAGCCTTTGCCGCGCAGTTGTTGACGGGGTTCCTAGGTGCGCCGCCGACTCGGTATGACAAAACCTTTGCCAAGCAGCTTGGGGTGAACGCTGAGTACGTACAGAAGTTTAGCGATTGGGAAGAAAACCTAACTAAGCTTGAAGACATACCCCACAACTGTACCGATCAGGAATTATTTGTTCATGCGCTGGCGACCAAGAAGATCATCGACAAGTACCGGGATGCGGCAGACCCCGTGGTGCAGTTCTGGGGTATATGCCAAAACCTAATTCATAGTAGCCTGCACGGGGGCAAGGAGGTGCCGTACAAATGCGTCACCTTCAGGAAGGAAGAGGTGGTGTTGCCCAGCGGTCTGAGTCTGCGCTATAATGGACTGCAAGGAAAGCCCGATGACAAGGGCCGAGTTCAATGGGTGTATGGCCCCAGCAGTAAGAAGCTATACGGTGGAAAGCTTACCGAAAACATCGTGCAAGCGGTGGCTAGGTGCGTCATGACGGATGGTATGTTGCGGATTCAAGAGCGTTATCCGTGCGTATTGACCGTTCATGATGAGGTTGTCTGCCTCGTACCAGAGGCAGAAGCAGAGGACGCTAAAACTTGGGTTTTAGCGCAAATGGTCATGGAGCCGAAGTACATGCCGGGTATCCCGCTTGATGCTGAAGCCGATGTGGCCCATCGCTACGGCGATGCTAAATAGTGAAAGGAGAAGTATGAAGTTACCAAAAACAATAAGAGTCGGACGTAGGCTTTACAAAATCAATCAGATTAAAAAGATTGCTAAAGGGATCATGGGTGAAGTGGACTATGAACTGAAGCAGATTGATATTGCAACGCACAGCAGTCTGAGCGGTCGCAGGTTCAAGCGCGAAGAGGTTATGGATACGTTCTGGCACGAGCTAACGCACGCCATCCTCAAAGACATGAACCATCCTTACGAGTCCAACGAGAAGTTTGTTTTTAATTTCTCAAGCCGCCTGAACAAGGCTATCCAAAGCGCGAGGTTCTGATGCAAAAAGTCACATGGTCACACAGCAGCCTGAAGGATTTTGAGGGCTGCGCCCGTAGGTATCACGAGGTCAAGGTTTTAAAGAACTACCCCTTCCAAGAAACTGAACAGACCCGTTATGGCAAAGACCTCCACAAGGCCGCTGAAGACTATGTGAAAGACGGCACCCCGCTACCCAAGCAGATTGAGATTATTAAACCAACGGTGGATGCGCTCCTGGCTAAGCCAGGGCGCAAGCTGCCCGAGCACGAGATGGGGCTGACGGTTGACCTACAGCCCTGTGGGTTTAAGGACGAGAACATGTGGGTGCGAGGCATCGCAGATTTGTTGATA